CAAGAAGATGGACGACTTTATCGTAAACGGTCAATCGGAAGAACTAGGTCTGGAACTGGACATGATGACTAGACGACGGGTAGACCCAAACACGGGACAACCTATCGGACTTGACACGGCTGGATTACAACTGACCGCTCAGAACCGTGAGAAACTTTTAAAAGAAGCAGGAGTAAACGACCCGAAGACCCGTAGTAAAATCATTGTCAACGGTTACGTTAGACAGGTGGACGCATTGTTGGCTAACGGTAGGTATGCAGACGCCGAGCGTATGCTTGCAGCCATGAACGTCATACAAGTAAACAAGAAGCCGATATTTAGAACTACGGACGCAAAGACTTTACTGAACCCGTTGAATCGTAGCCTTGCTAGTTCGTTGCGTACGTCCAGTACTGACACATTGGCTAGACAAGGTCGTAGGTTCTCCAATCGAGTAGTTAACGCTATGTCGTCTTTACGTACAGGCGTGGTCAACAACTCGACTACCAAGGAAATGATCGACACCTATAGAGCGTTGGGAGCGGGAGAAGACGAGATACAAGGACTTATCGAGAGCGTGAAAGAATCTGAAGCACCTTTGAACGTGTTCTTTGAGTCTTTGAGGGTTCTAGCTAACCAACCTAATATAAGCGACGAAGCGTATAATCTTTACTACGATAACATAGGAAAAATAAACGACGGTTTTGAGGCAGCCCAGATCAGCCCGCTTCCTCCTTCGGCGTTAAGTCCAGAAGTAAGAGAGCAAGAAGTAGCGGAATTTAGAGCGTGGAAACAACTACCTGAGAACATCGGTAAGGACGTGGTAGACTTCCTTAAAGACGAAAAAAAACAGTACCGTGTGACGGGTTTTACCGAACTTATTGAAGCGGACAAAGAAGAAACCAAAGGCGATTACATCGTTGAGTTGGACGTCTACAAGACTGCCAAGAACGCTTTAGGTAACAACCTTAAAATGATGACGTCGGACGTTGGAGATATAGACGCGGACGATCTACCAGACGGCTTTGACGATGCTTTTGTTTTAAGAGCCATGCCTTTTATTAATGAGCGCTTGATTGAAAAAGCAAAGGAAGTTGCAGATTTACCGCCCGATCAAAGGGAAAAAGCTTTACGTGACGAACGTACTCAAGCGATTGCAGACGAAAAGAAAAGGTTTGAACGCGAAGCTGAAGCTATTACGTCGGCAATCAAAACTGGATCTTTCGATGTAGGCGAAGATGAAGCTGTTAAAATTCAAGAAAAAGGGAAAGCCGAGATAGATAAGACGGGGTCGTTCGACGACGTGGAATACGGAAGCTTAAAACTTTTAGATTTTATTCCAAACGCAGCTCCTAACGCACCGTTAAGAGGTGTCAGGGGTACAATGATAAAGTCTGAGGACATCGAAAAAGACCGTGTTGAAATGAAAAAGAACGAACACATCGATGCGTTTAGACGCTCTTTGTATAACTTCGGTTACTCGGAATGGACTCCAGAAAGCGCTGACGATTTAGCTAAAGCTAGAATGGACGCTGACGATGTTAAGCTTTTTAGAAACCAGTTAGAACTAAGAACAGTATTACAGGATTGGGCAAGAGTTTTTCAAAAAGACATAGACCGAAAACCGTTAACAACCGACGAAGAAGAAATTAGAGATTTATATCAAAAATTCGGTATTTACGACGAGGCTACGTTTGAAGCTTTTGCCACAGCACAAGACAACCTTTTATCTAATTAATGAGTACTTTTACAGAGTCTTTACTTCAATCAGCTGACGAAGGGAACTTGGAAAACTTCAAGATTGCAGACCCACAAACGGAACAAGAAGCTGCGCCTATGCCGACCGTAGATCAAAACGTCGTGGAAGCGATGTCTCAGGTCAACTCGGAGATTGAAACGGGGAAGTATATAGAAGGTACTGCTGCTGGAATCGGTACTGAGTTAGGCGTGGGTATAGGTATGCAGTACCTGCTCAATAAGTACCGTCCAGCTATGAAGTTCCTACGCGGTGCTAGTCATGTAAGTAAACTAGGTATTGTAGCGCCTGAAGGCGGTTCGACCGTGGCTGGTGTAGTAGGTCTAATCGGAGCCGAAGCTTTAATATGGGGCGGTTCCAATTTACTCGGTCAAGCTGTTCGAAAATCTTACGGCATTCAAGAAGAGTTTTCTGCGGGAGAAGCCATCGCAGCTAGCGTATTTGGTACTACTTTCATATTCGACAAGGTGAACAAAGGCGTCTTTGCGCTGGGCCGTCCTGCAATCGGTAAGGAGACGTGGAAAGGTCGAAACCTCGTAGTAAACGGGACGAAGACGTTTGTAAGTGGAGCAGCGTTGGGAATGGCTGAATCGGCTTTAAGGCAATCAACTCAACTGCTTCTAAACGAAAGGGACAACTTCGACGAGTACGACTTGCTTTTAAGCGGAGGAATAGGCGGAGCCATGAACACGGGCATGAATACGTTGTTCACCGCTTGGTCTAAGACTGGGTCGTGGGGACGTGGACAAGCAGAAAAAGCCGTTCTGAACGCCAAGGATTCCCTAGCAAAGCAAAAGGCGGAAGTTCAAGAAACGATTAAGAAAGCAAAAGAACCTTTGCCTGACAATCTCAAGTATAGTTGGGGAGGCGGTTACGCTCAGACAGGTAAAGACGTGGGACTTAGCGTAGCTTTAAAACAGTTAAGGGACATCGAACACGCTGAAGAAATAATAGACGACGCTTTGAACGGTATTGTAAAAGCGAGTAAAGCCATAAGCGCTAGGGAAAAGAACCCAGTACCGTTAAAGAAAGACGTAGTGGACGACGCTCCAACGCCGCCTAAAACGCCGACCAAGGAAACCCCAAGCGATCCAGACGACGACGAACTGAACGCCCTTATAAAGCGTTGGGAAAGTATAGACAGCGAAACTGTTTCTAACGAAGGCGTAAAGGTACACAGAGACGCAGAACGCCTTAATGAGCGTGTACATAGACGTCTGGGGCAAAGTTTATTGACGTTAGCTAAGAAGAAAGACGACACGGAAGCCGTTGGTAACGCCCTAGATGCTGTCGTAACTTTAAGAAAATTAAACAGTAAGCTTTTGGATTTATCCAAGACAGCAGGTGGACGGCTCGTACAAGGGTCGCGTAAAGATTCTAATCGATACAGTTGGGAAGGTAAGTTTAGTCAGCGCGCGCTCAAAGAAGACGATGCGTTAAATAAGTTGGAAAACAGCTTGAGAGAACGGTTGGACGGCGGTGAAGAAACTGACCTGTCGAAACTGATGAAGGACTACTTAGGTGTTAAGCCCGAAGTTAAAAAGACTGGCAAGAAGATTGGTAAGAAGAAACCCGCTAAAGAACTAACGCCCGAACAGTCTGCGAAGAAAGAAGCGAAAGAAAAAGACGTCCTTAAAAAGAAGTTGGAAAAACTTCAAAAGCGTTTTGGAGACGATGCAAAGCTTAAAGTTAAAGACATCCCTAAAAAGAAAGAAGCCGACGCTGAGATTAAAGATTTAAAGGCGCGTATAAAATTTCACGAAGCAAACGAACGGGAAGCTATACGACTTGGAGAACGACTGAAAGAACGGGAACGTTTACTTGCCGTTGAGACTGGGCCGTTAGGAGCGCAGCGTGGTGAAGTCTCTAAGAAACCTACGGGGCCGAAAAAAGCGTCTGGTCGGTTGGAACAAGTAGAAGCCGACATTGCGTTTCTTAAAAAGAACATGAGAAATCGTGTTCAAGAAATTGATAAAGCTGCGAAGGAAATGACGCCTGAGTTCCAAGCGGAGAAGATACGCAAAGCCCATGAAACAAAAGCAGCGCGTCTTGAAAAGGAGTTGAATCAACGTCGTGAACGTTTTGGCGACCTAGAACAAGCCAGAGCAAAAGCAGGTATGCCTAAACTTCCAGAAGACCCGAAGATAAAAGATTTGGAAGACCGTATTAAATTTTACAGGGACGCAGAAGCAGAAGCTTTGAAGGTGGTTGAACTCGAAAAGGAATTAGCTAGGGTTGCTGAAGTCGAAGGACGTGGAATCATGGGTGACATGAGAGCCGAGACTACACCTAAACCAAAAGGCCCGACCAAACCGTCTCGTTCTGCCGAGTTAAGAGAAAAGATCCAACAGTCCAAAGCCCGTATGAAAAAGCGGGTTGCTGACATCGACAAAGCTCAAGCAGATATAAACGCCGCTCAACAACGCATGGAAATCTACGGTAACTACCGCGACCATTTCGACGCTGCCTTGAACAAAGACGGGATAAACGTAATTACACAAGGTTTAAACGCCATACAATTAGCCCGTCAACTTGCTTTAATTGATCAATTACCTTCGGTGTTTGCTGGCGTAGGAACGAACGTACTAGCTACGTTTAAGCAATTCTTCAGACCCGTAGGCGGTTTCCTTGCCAACGTCACCTTGAATCAAACGGGTATGACCAAAGCAATAAGGTACGCTCAAGCGGATTTATTCGGAGCAATGAAGATGTTGACCGACTTGCAAGGTCTAGGAACAGCGGTGAAGCGCACCTTTCAACAGAATTTAGGAGCAACCACAAAAACCGTCGGTAAGTTTTCTGATGAAATTTCGCAAACGTCACTACCAAGAGGCGAAGACGCGTTGATTGCAAAAGCATGGAACGATTCTAAGAGACAAGCAGAAGCTGTTGAAAACGTAGGAAACGTGTTTGGAAGGTGGATTAATTCCCGTAACTTCTGGCATATCCTGTCTTTAGGTGTTCGAGGTATCCAGTCAGTAGACGAAGTATTCAAGCGTCAAATCATCAAGGGAAGGATGTGGTCGGAAGCTACGAAGAACGGAATAAGAAAGTTCCCGAGCGATCCAGCTAAAGCCGAGAAATACGCAAAGGAACTGTACGAGTCTGCTTGGAGAGATAACGACGGTCTTGCCGTACTTGACGACGTTTCCAACTTTTACGACGAGATTAATCAAGTTAACGAAGAGTTGTTGTTTGCTTCCAACGTGGACAGAGTAGAAGACGTACACGAACCTTTTTCGGAAGCTATTATACGCTCCCTTAACAAACTATCGGACGGCAGTCGGCAGGAAACATCTCCCATTTTAGGTAATTTAATACGTGCTTTCATGCCGTACATAGGCGTTCCGATTAGAGGTGCTTACAGACTAGGCCATTATTCCATGCCTTTTCTCGGTGTGATCAAAGCTTCTTTTTTTAATCCTTACTCCTCCAAGATCAAACGCTTTTCAAATCAACTGAAAGCCGCTCAAGACAGTTTGCGAAAGGAAACCAATCCAGATCGAATAAAAGGACTTGAAGACGCTATAAAAGAACTTACGGAAAAGGTTGAGACGGCTACTGCCAGACGTTCCAAATATAACTCCGAGGCATTGACTGACTTAATGGTCGGTACTGGTTTGTTCGCGACTGGTTACCTTATGGCGTCGGAAGGCGGGTTAACGGGCGGTCTGTCTTGGATGACGGACGATCAGAAGAAAAAGAACAAACTCAAACCTTACGATGCTTTAGGCGTTAATTACGTTGCTAATATGCCTTGGAGTGGGCCGTTAGCGATGGGAGCTGATGTGGCTGTGTGGTTGGAAATGAAAAAATCAGAAGACGAATCTGGTTTACCTGTTCTACAAAAAGATCAAGACCTTGTAACCGTAATGAGATCTTCCCTTACCACGCTTCTTGCCGAACAGCCTCTTACTGCTGGTTATAAAACAGGTAAAGAGTTGGCGACTGGGACGGATGAAATGGTAAAGAACGCTACCGCCAAGTTACTTTCCAGTTACATACCTCTTCCCGCTCAAGTCCGTAAGATTACTCAAACGGTAACCTCCGATGGAACAGTCGATGATTTACGCGGTGCTACGTTTTACGAACGAGTTGCGTATCATACGCTTGGAACGGGGCCAGCCAATAAGAAAACAGATCTGTTAGGCAAACCAGAACAAAGTCCAAGAACGTTTCTTACCCAGAACGTGACTCGATTAGCGCCGCAGAAAGAAGTAGTCAGGACGAAACTTGACGAAGTGTTGGCGACCGATAACTACCAACAAGTGTCAGGTAAACCTACTACGCTTGCTCCTGGGATTAAGATGACTGAATGGCGTAACGAAGACGGACTGACACTTGAATACGCGTTCTCTTTGAAACTACGAGAAGTACGCATAGGGAAGCAGACTATAAGCGAAGCTGTAGACAAGTTACTGGCAAGTAAAAGTTTTAAAAGACGCTTCGAAAAACCTCCGACACAAACGCTTGACGGTAAGTTTCAGAACGAAGGATTGAAGATGCTTAACGACGAATTAAGGAAATACTACAACCGCACAAAGAAGGAAGTTCTTAAAGACAAGCGGTTTATGTCCAGCTTCGTTGATAAAGACGACAGAAACCTACTCGAACTTTACGAACAAACAGGCGTTAAGCTCGACGTCGGAGGTAAACCTAAATCCGTACTTGAACTTTTAAACGACTAAATAACATCGCTTTTAACTACTAACTAACTATAGAAAGACATCATGGCTAATACCTTTGAAGACTACACCGTCTCTACTTCGACGACTGATTTCAATATAACGTTTGAATACCTCGAAGATTCACACGTCGTCGTCGAAATTGACGGCGTCCTTCAAGCGACTTCTGCTTACTCGATTATTGCAGGATCTCCAAACTTGGTCAGGCTGAACACGCCCGCCACAACTGGAATGAAGGTACGAGTACGACGCGACTCCAACGCTGACTCCGACAATCCATTCGTGGACTTTGTAAACGGATCGGTGTTGACCGAGTCCGAACTCGACAAAGCATACCGTCATAACCTCTTCTTGAACGAAGAGATCGGTAACTTGAACGAACGTTCCTTGCAGAAAGAAGTAGGCGGAAACAACTGGGATACCAAGAACTTACGTCTTGTTAACGTAGCCGATCCTGTAGGAGCTCAAGACGCTACGACCAAGAACTACGTTGATACCGCAGATGCTCTAAAAGTCACTAAAGCGGGCGATACGATGTCAGGCGTTTTAGCGATGGGTGCGAACAAGATTACTGGCGTTGCTGACCCGACGCTTGCACAGGACGCTGCCACAAAGACTTACGTCGATACAGCAGACGCTCTAAAGGTTACTAAAGCTGGTGATACGATGTCAGGGCCGTTGGCTATGGGTGCAAACAAGATTACTGGCGTTGCCGATCCTACGCTCGTACAAGACGCTGCTACGAAGACTTACGTCGATACGCAAATCGTAAACACCGTAAGCGGATCTTCAACCGAGTCAGTCAAAACGACCTTTGCTGGAGACGGTAGTACTGCGTTTACCTTTGGCTCTGGCATCAGCTTAGACGGAGACACGATGTACGAAGTAGCCATAGACGGAGTTCTACAGGAACCTTCCGTTGCTTACGTTATCAACGCAGACGCTAACACCATAACCTTTACAAGTACTCCTCCTACGGGATCGAACATCGTGGTCGTTCAGCGTGGGTACGCAATACCTGTAACGACTGGTACGGTTAGCACGTCTCAACTTGAAAATTCAGCAGTAGACTCAAATAAACTAGCGTCTAACTCCGTTACTACTGCAAAGATCCTAGACGGCAATATCACTACTGCGAAGATCTTGGACGCTAATATTACTACCGCGAAGATTGCAGACGGTAATATTACTGCCGCCAAACTGGACAGCTCTGCAAAAGACCGTTCGATACATACAGGTACGCAAGCAGCGTCAACCATATCAGACTTTGACACGGAAGTATCGAACAACACATCTGTTGCAGCTAACACGGCAAAGGTCACGAACGCTACCCATACTGGAGACGTGACTGGGTCAACCGCTCTGACGATTGCAAATAACGCAGTTACAGGAGCCAAGATAAGCAGCACGGATACCGAGTTCAACGTTAACACGAACGTCGGTATAGGCGCTGTTGCAAGCGGAACTTATAAGTTGGAAGTAGTCGGGGACATGGCGGCAGCAGGGGCTGGCAATAAGTTCGTTATTTCACATTCGACCGATTCCTTGGGTTATCTAGAAATGCATTCGGGCGGTCAGGCTGTCGATCAAAAGACTTGTAGGTTGGTTCCGTTCGCTGGAAAACTTCAACTAGCTTGGGTGGCTGACGACGGAGGAGCTGGGGTTGTTGTTCAAATGGATCAAGCGACAGGTAACTGGGAACCTAATGCAGATAACGCTCAAGACTTGGGGTCTGCCTCAAAACGTTGGGATGACGTTTACTCTACGGGAGGCATTAACGGTTCCGATAGAAACCTTAAAGAAGACATACAAGACCTTGACGAAGCTGAGAAAAGAGTAGCAGTCGCTTGTAAGTCATTGGTCAAGAAGTACCGTCTTAAATCGGCTGTAGAAAAGAAAGGCGATGATGCTAGGACACACGTTGGTGTTATAGCCCAAGAATTACAAGCTGCGTTTGAAGCGGAAGGTTTAGACCCGTTTAAGTATTCAATGGTCTGTCGAGACACTTGGTACGAAAAAGAGATAGACGGAAGCGTAGACGTTAAGAACGTGCCGACCGAAGGCTATCAAGAAGTTACTCAAATGTCCGTTCGGTATACTGAACTACTCGCTTTCATAATATCCGCTCTCTAACCACCACTATATATGGCAATTACACAGACACACTCACGAATGGTATCAGACGTAGACGCTGGTTCTACATACGCAACGACAACAGCACTGGCAGCTAAAGCGGATACATCTTCTCTAGGTACGGCTGCTACTTTAGACGTAGGTACAGGCGCAAACAACATCGTTCAACTTAACGGGTCATCTCAGCTACCCGCTGTTGACGGTTCTCAGTTGACGAACGTAGGCGGTGGAAAGATCGTAAGCCGATATTACGCTGAATACACGACCTACAGTTCAACCGCTGCGGACTTACCAGCAGACGACACAATACCACAAAATACCGAAGGCGTTGAAATACTTACGCTTACCACGGGAACATTAAGCGCTGCTACCAACCGTTTACGGATAACCTATGGAGGTACTTTCACCAGTGACACTACGGGAGCTAAATGTACTGCCGCTTTGTTTGACGGTACATCTAATGCCATACACGCTATTACAGGCACTAGAGCGTCTGCTTCAAACTCTCACCCGTACCCGTTAAATGGTGTCTATGAATACGCCCCTGGTGCTACTACGGCTAAGACTATCTCCGTTCGATACGGCGCTAACGGTTCTGACACGATGTACGTAAACGGCATTCATACTGGTCGGTTGTTTGGTGGAGTGTTGGCTTGGACGTTAGTCGTAGAAGAAATAGAAGCTTAAAGACAATGACTGAAGAAATCTCCCACTTCCTCGACACAGCTCTTGCCGTAGTACTTGGCGTATTCGGTTGGATCGGTAAGAAGTTCTCTGATCGATTAGACACTGATGAGAAGCGTCTTACCAAGATTGAAGTCGAACTGGCTACTCAACGTGAACGAGATACTGCCGTGGAAAACCGCATGAGCGGGTTGGAAACGTCAGTCAAAGAAATTAACAGTAAATTAGATCGCATGATGGAGATGCTGATGAAACGATAAGATCATGGCTAAAATATGCAGAAAAGGAATAGCTTGGGCTAAACGCACTTTTGACCGCTACCCCAGCGCATACGCAAACATGGCGGCATCTAAGTATTGTAAAGATCCTAAGTACGGTAAAGGCCGTAAGAAACTCAACATAAAACGCAAAAAATCATAATATGAAATACGGTAAGAAAAAGAAGAAGATAGGTCGCAAGAAACTAATGATTAGTAGACCTTCGTATTGACATGGGCGAGTTAGCTAAATGGAGAAGGCAGAACTGGGTACGAATAAGTAGTTCAGGAAAGATCGCAGGTAAGTGCGGAACGTCCAAGAACAAGAAGAACCCAGATCGTTGCTTACCGATGTCCAAAGCAAAGTCTTTGTCGAAGTCTCAACGCTCTACAACCGCAAAGAAAAAGAAGAAAGAAGGCGGAAGCGGTAAACAATTCGTGCGTAACACCAAAGCAGCACGTGTATCTTTAAACATCAAACGTAAGAAATAACATGGCTAAACGAAAAGGCGTATCACTATCCATAGGTCGCGGCGAGAAAAGCAAGAAAGGCGGTCTTACAGCGAAAGGCAGACGTAAGTATAACCGTGCTACTGGCTCCAACCTTAAAGCTCCACAACCAGGAGGAGGCAGTCGTAAGCGGTCGTTCTGTGCGCGTATGAGCGGAGTCAAAGGCCCGATGAAAGACAGTAAAGGTCGACCAACTAGAAAGGCTCTGGCGCTACGTCGTTGGAAGTGTTGAACAATTTATTATGAAAAAACGCGAACAATTAGAAGAACTACAAGTACTCCTTGCCGACACCTATAAGCAATCTATACAAGAGATGAGAGACGGTGATGTCGAGGTGAACGCTGCAATTCTTAACGGAGCAAGGCAACTACTTAAAGACAACGACGTGATCAGTCTAAGCGAACAAGGGTCGCCTCTTGGTAACCTCGCTCAAGTCCTGCCGTTCGACGACAGCGACGAAGACAAGGAAGCGTTACGTCAAACCAAGTGAGCGTACCACCAGAACTACGGGACTTCCGTAACTTCTTGTTTGTCGTTTGGAAGCATCTAGGGTTACCCGATCCAACGGATCTTCAATACGACATAGCAAACTACATACAAGACGGCCCAAAACGATCGGTCATCATGGCTTTTCGTGGCGTAGGTAAATCGTGGATTTGTAGTGCATACGTAGTACATCAACTACTACTAGACCCTACAAAGAACATTCTTGTCGTGTCTGCCAGTAAAAGCAGGTCAGATGACTTCTCGACGTTTACCTTAAAGATCATTAACGACATACCAGTCTTACAAGGTCTTAAACCACGTGATGGTCAAAGGTTTAGTAAGATCAGCTTTGACGTTGGTTTAGCTCCCGCTTCACACGCTCCGTCAGTCAAGTCACTTGGTATAACGTCCCAGCTAACAGGTAGTCGAGCAGACATAATCGTAGCAGACGACATCGAAGTACCTAACAACTCAGCTACCCAAGGGATGCGGGACAAGCTAGACGAACAAGTCAAAGAGTTTGAAGCCATCGTAAAGCCCCTAGACAGCTCACGCATCATCTTTCTTGGTACACCCCAGTGCGAGGACTCCATATACAACAAGCTTCGTGACAGGGGCTATAACGCCCGTATATGGACTAGTGAGTACGTTAGTACGGACACCGACCAAAAGGTCTATGACGGGGCTATATCCCCTTATATCGCTAATACAGCTAACGACAACAACATC